GCTGATCTGGAATGGATTTTTGCTCGTAACTATGAAGGTACTGAATAGTTACGATTAAAAACAAAAAGGGTCAGCTGGTTGTGAAGAAAGGAGTCAAGACAGATGAAGTATCGTGAATTTGGAAAGACAGGATTAAAAGTTTCTGCATTGGGATTTGGAACCATGAGACTGCCGCTTTTGGAGGATGGGGTCACTGTTGATGAAAAAGAGGCAGTCCGGATCATTCGTCATGCAATTGATTCGGGAGTCAATTACGTGGACACGGCTTATCCTTACCATCAGGGTACCAGTGAGATTGTTGTAGGAAAAGCATTAGGGGATGGATACCGGGATAAGGTTTTTCTTGCGGATAAAAGCCCTATCTGGAAATTAGAGAAGGAAAGCGAATTTGACAGCATTTTAGAGGAACAGCTGCAGAAACTGCAGACGGATCATATTGATTTTTATCTGCTTCATGCATTGAATAAAGAACGGTTTGAAAAAATAAAGAATTTTCATCTTATCGATCATATGCTGGAAGCGAGAAAAGCAGGTAAGATCCGTTATCTTGGATTTTCCTTCCATGATGATTTAGAAGTGTTTAAACAGATCGTGGATTATACAGATCAGTGGGATTTCTGTCAGATCCAGTATAATTATATCAATCGTGCTTATCAGGCAGGCGATGAGGGGTTGACCTATGCAGCAGAAAAAGGTTTGGCGGTGATTATTATGGAACCGTTGTTGGGAGGACGGCTGGCTAATCTGTCTGAGCATGTGGCAGAGGTGTTTTCCAAAGATAAGACATCTGTGGAACATGCTCTGGATTTCTTATGGGATAAAAAAGAAGTCAGTCTGCTTTTAAGCGGAATGGGAACGGAACAACAGGTGGAGGATAATCTGGTCTATGCGGGACGCAGCGCAGTAGATATGTTGACTGCTGAAGAAAAGAAGCAATACGAGAAAGCAAAAGAAATCTATGACAAGATGTCCATGGTGGACTGTACCGGCTGTGCATATTGTATGCCATGCCCATTCGGATTAAATATCCCGGAGCTGTTTAAAGCCTATAATACATATGGTCCAGAGGGCAAAGATGGCATGAAACGGGAATATGAGAAGCAGCAGGTCCGTTCAGATTCCTGCAGAAGCTGCCATCGGTGTGAAAAGGTGTGCCCGCAGAACATCAAGATCAGTGAGCAGATGAAGAAAATTGCAGAGTTGATGAAATGATGTTGTGGTCAAAAGCTTTTGACCACAACATCATGAGATTTCGTAATTTTGTGAACTTATCCCCAGAAGGATCGTTATGGTTGCTGTAGCGATTCCACTGGGGATTTCGTTTTGATTGTCCATTAATTTTGCTTCTATAAAAACAGAAAATTCTGAATCGTCTGCATTGCTGGTGTGAGTTTCCGTATAAATCAAGGGTAATGGCAACCTGAGAACCCTTAAAAACCCTTAAAGTCCCTTACATGGCGAGAAATCCCATGAAATGGGGCTTTTTTAGGCTTAAATGGTAGGAAATGCCCTTAAAAATTTAATGGGAACCAAATGGCAACTTGAAAAAGAAAAATGCGATTTAAAAGGGGAAAATATAGGTGGCGAGATGCCCGGAAAGTGTGGGTTTTAAAATCGTTTAAAAGCCTTTTAAAGAATATTATAAAAGTGCTTTAAAGTATTGATTTTGTGGGATTTTGACCTTTTAAAAGGTTTTAAAATTATCGTTCAAAATACGGATTTGAAAGAAAAATTTAGTGGGAACCAAATGGCAACCATAAATGGCAACTAAAAAAGAGCAGTTTCAGGAGCGTGGCAGAACGTCTGAAAATGCTCTTTTTCTATGCCTTAAAGCATAGTGGTAAATGCAGTTAAAATATATCACGCAAAAGAGGAACGGTCAACATACAATATATTTCCGTTTCTTCTTATATGTCGCTTCTGGGAGCGGACACTTTTTGTGTACCATTCATCCGATCCATTTCTTCATAGATGATAGTGTGGACACGATGCTGTCCTCGCCGATCCAGTTTGTTGTATGTGGTAATAAGTTCTTTTTCATCATTTGATAATGCCGGTGCAGATGTCGTGTCTTCAATTCCGGTTAATATCCAAGTACATGATATGCGAATATCCTTTTTTGAATATTTCATCAATTCTATGATTGCTTCCATTGGAAGTCCCCGTTTATTATTTTCAATTTCACTTAACGCTCCTTGTGAAATGCAAAGTAATTTAGAAAAATCTTTCTGATTCATAGAAAGAATAGTGTTTCGTGTGTATGCTAATCGTTCCCCTACTGACTTCAAAAGAAAAACCTCCATTTATTCAAAATAGGATATTATATATTCAAAATAGAATTGACAATATCCAAAATAGGATATATAATCAAAATGTACCAATAATACAAAAGCCATTATATCACGAAAAAAGATAACTGAATAGGTTATTTTGTAACAGTGGTACAGAAAAAATAACGAATTACGCTAAAGGAGGGCGAGTGGAAGTTGAAAAATAACAGAATAAGGAATCTCGCTGAATTCAGACGGTGGGTAAAAATACGGTTGGTGGAGAAAGAGATTTCCCAGAACGAGCTGGCAAGGCAGATGGGCATCCCACACGCAAGAATTAGTGAGGCAACACATGGAAAACAGTCCGGAAACAAATACATCATTCCTATTATTGAGGAATTGGATGGAGATGTGGATGATTTTAAAGAGTTTTTAAAAGCCATTTAAGGAGGAGCGTATGAAACTGAATAAAGAGCAGTTTTTGAAAACGGAGTTCGGAGGGGAACTGGAATGCATGATTACCGCATGGGATGATGCACTGAACAGAAACAGAGAGGATAAGGAAGCACTGAGAACGCTGGCATGGTGTCAGGCACAGTGGGAAGTGTACCGGATGGCGATAAAGCACTTTTACGGAGTGGAATATCACTTTACCAGAACGGATGAGTATTACGGTTTGTGTACCGAGGATGAGAGTGACTACTTGATGAAGGTTGACCGGGAGCAGGTAAGCAGCCCCCAGTACAAAATCACAAAGGAAGATGTTAAAGAAGCGATGAGAAGCGCAAGAGAGATGGAAAAGGCTGCTAAAACTTATGCCCAGTCTTTACCAGCAGACAACAAATCCAAGACAGCGATGGAATTAGTGCTTGAGCAGCATAACAAAAATAAAAGCGGTTTTACTGCATAAAGTCATCCAAATTAGAAATATCGACTCCTTTGGTTTTGAGAGCCTCACAGAGAAATTCGTGGTACTTCTGTAAGGTACAGTCCATAACACAACGAATAAATTCAGCAGTAAAGCCAAATGACATGGTTTCACTGAATATATCGGGATTTTGGAGAATGGACTGATTTACTTCAGGCGAATTAAGTCGCTCACCGTATTTGGAACAAGCCTCAGCAATCGAAGCATCGATAAGAGCTGTGAAAATTGATTGATTCATTGAAAACCTCCAGTTTTCTTTTAAGTATATCAGAAAAATCACAAAGCGAATAGTCGAAACCGGCGAAAGCCGGTCATGCAGGGATAGCCTCCTGCATCTGATGATGACAGGCTGTAAGGTGGTGATGAGATGGGACAGATGCTTACCGCAAAGCAGGTGGCAGAGGTCAAAGGATGCAGTTATCAGTATGTGAAGCGAATAATTAAAGAAGGCAAACTTCAGGCGCAGGAAGTCCTGAATGATAAAAACAGAAAGACCTATCTGGTACCGCTGGAGGCTCTGGATGAGGAGCTGCAGCAGAAATGGTATCAGATGAATCTGGAGAATCCACCGGAGGAGATAAGCACTCCAGAGCCGGTAACGGATAAAAAGGCGGTGGATCATTTCTCGGAAAGCGAAAGGCAGGAGATTGATTTCTGGATCAGCCTTGTGGAGCAGTGGCAACAGTACCGGATGAAACCGGGAGTTACCTGCAAGGCAGATGTTGATAAGAAATTCGTTACATTATGCGGACTGGAATATCCGGACAAAGAGATTTCTGTTGACATCCTATACCGGAAGTGGAAAGCGGTTAAGGAAAATGATTTAGACGGTCTCATTGATAAGAGGGGCAAATGGAAAAAGGGAATCAGCAGCATTGATGATACGATATGGCAAGCGTTTCTGTATTTCTACCTTGACGAGAGCCAGCATCCGATCCAGAAGTGTCTGGACTATACCAAAATGTGGGCGCAGGAGAAAAGACCGGATTTATACACAGACATTCCAAGTTATTCTGCTTTTTACCGGAGGCTCAACAACGAGGTGCCGGAAGGTGTCAAGGTGCTGGGACGTGAGGGACATAAAGCCTACAATGACCGATGTGCTCCGTTTATCCGTAGAATATACGAAGATATTGAAAGCAATGAGTGGTGGATTGCTGATAACCATACCTTTGATGTCATGGTAAGAGACAAGAATGGAAACATCCACAGACCATATTTAACAGCGTTTCTGGATGCCCGAAGCGGTATTTTTACCGGAATCCATATTACATACAATCCCTGCTCCGAGGCTACGCTGATAGCACTGCGAAAGGGAATCCTCAAATATGGCATACCGGATAACATCTATGTGGATAATGGTCGAGAGTTCCTGACCTTCGATATCGGAGGCTTGGGACACCGTAAGAAAAAGCCGAAGGATGGCGAGGAGAAATTTGAGCCACCGGGAGTATTCAAGAGGCTCGGCATCAACATGACGAATGCGATCGTCCGGAATGCGAAGGCAAAAATCATTGAGAGACGGTTTGAGGATGTTAAAAATGACCTTTCAAGGCTCTTTAATACCTACACCGGAGGAAGTGTGGTGGAGAAGCCGGAACGATTGAAATTCGTCCTGAAGAAAGACCAGATTTATACGGATGAGGAATTTGAGGAGTATGTGACAGCGGTTCTGGAGTGGTATTTCAACATGGAAGCCTACAACGGAGCTGTGGAAGCCGACAAGGGAAAATGCAAGATGGACGTTTTCAACGAGCATCTGAAGCGGAAACGTGTGGCATCGGCAGAGGAGCTAAACCTCATGCTGATGAGAAGCACCAGACCGCAGCAGGTTACAAGGCGAGGAGTTCACTTGGATATTGGCGGTGGACGCATCGACTTCTGGAATGATGATTTTGTACATCTGATGCTCGGAAAGAAAGTCTACTTCCGTTATGATCCGGAGAATCTAAGCGAGGTCAGAATTTACGATCTGGAAGACCGCTACATTATGTCGGTACCTGCAGACAATACCGCAGTCCTTTCCTACAATGCCAGCAAGGATGATGTCAAGGCAGCTATGGCAAAGACTAGAAGGCTGGAGCGTATTGCGAGGGAATACAAAGAAAATGCTATTCTGGCAGATGTGGACAAGATTACTGCAATGGAGCTTGTGCTTAAGCAAGCCGAACGTAACAAAGCGAATTATCAGGGCAAACCGAATCCATCACTGCTTGAGGTTCAGAGGGCAGATGAAGAACCGGTATTCAAAAAAGTGGTTGGCGGTGCAGACCTTGATGTAATGAATAGAAATGCAGCCATAAGGCAAGGAGGTAAATGATGAGTAAACAGTATAACGCACAGCTTCAGGAACGCTTGGAGAAGTTTCTGAAAGACGAAAACTTGAGTCAGGCAAAGGCAGCCCCGATTCTTGGAATCAGTCAGGCAGCGCTCAGTCAGTACCGTAGAAGCATGTATGACAAAGGCGATATTGAAGCGGTAGAAAACAAATTGAAGGAGTTTTTCCAGATTCAGGAGGAAAAGGAGCAGAATGCACAGAAAGCGGAGCCGTTTAAGACTAGGACTTCTGCCGGTTACATACCGACAACCATTTCCGAGGAAGCATATAAGCTGATCCGCTACTGTCAGCTGGAGAAAGGAATCGTGGTAATTGATGGAGATGCTGGAATCGGCAAGACCAAGGCAGCAGCCAAGTTCCTGCAGGACAACCCTTCCACTACTGTTTATGTGAAGGCTACACCAAGCACCGGCTCCACCAGAAGTCTTTTGAAAATGATTGCAAAGACTTTGAAGCTGCCGGAGAACCAGCGCACCGAGGATTTATCGGTATCCATTCAGGAAAAACTCAGGGAGACGGATAAGGTTATCATCATTGACGAAGCACAGAACCTGAAATTCCTGACACTGGAAGAAATCAGAGGCTGGGTGGATGAGGACATTTTTACAGGAAAGCCGGGTATCGGGATTGTACTGATCGGCAACGTGGAAGTCTATAACAAGATGCTTGGCAAGCAGGAGGCTATTTTCGCCCAGCAGTTTAACCGGACAAAACTTCATGGAAGATACCGCACCTCGGATATCAGGAAAGAGGATGTAGTCAAGTTTTTCCCGGTACTGCAGGAGAAGGGAATGCAGAAAGAGATTGATTACCTTTTGAGCATCAGCCACAGCAAATGGGGCATCCGGGGAATGGTCAGCGTATTCAATAATGCAGTCAATAATGAGGATATTTCCTTCGAGGGACTGGAAAAAATGGCAAATACAATGGGGATCCGATTTTTATAGGAGGGCAAAGATGGAGAAATCTCATGTACCGATGCAGGATGAAATCTAAGAGCCGGGGCGAAAGCCCCAGCCTTAATGCAGCCACCGCAGGGTGATGGTCACAAGCCCATAAAATGCAGAGTGAGGCAAAACAGAATAGAAGGAGGATATGAGCATGGTGGTATGTCCGAAATGCAAAAGACCATATACCGGACGTCCGGCATTATCGAGGATGGATAATAAAACGGATATCTGCCCAGATTGTGGCATGAGAGAGGCGATTGAAAGCATACCGGGAATGGGTGGCAGAAAAAGACCAAATCCTGCAGAACGCACAAAAAGGGCAGTACAAGCCACCGGAAACAGGTGGGCAATGGAAAATTTCAACGCAACGCACAGCCAATTTGGGAGGTGATGGGATGCCGGGGAAGATTACGGTACGGAATTATACCACACTGACAGATTACGCAGCACTTCTCAGAGCCGGACGCTATTTGGCAGGTTTTAAGAAAGAAGCAGAAGGAAACGGAATCTGCTTCAAGGTGACGGAAAGTGAAAGGCATGGTGTTGTGGTAAAGATTACGGAGGTGGAAACGTGAAGAATGGCAAGAAGCCAACGCTGGCACAGAAGAAATTCCTGCAGGAGAACAGGCTTGCTCCTGAGAAATGGCTGATTGTAAAGGATACTCCGGAGGAGATGGAGATTGTAAGCAGAATCGCCCAACAGAGGCACAGTGGGAAGACCAAGACTATCAGAAAGGCGAAAAAATGAGTGAAAAAACAGAAGTAAAAGTTCCGGAAGAAATCAGGACGGCTTGGAACGAGGTGAGATTTTGTGCTGACCTGCTTCGTGAAGGGAAAGCAAAAATCATGGTGGCAATCAGAAAAGATGGTACAGCCTACCGTTACACGAAGCCGAAGTAAGGGAGGTACCGGAGCATGAGCGTAAAACGCAAGAAAATGACTAATAAAGAGAAAGCCCTGAATGCCAAGATAAAGAAAGAGATGCAAGAGAAGGGGATTATTCCACCGGATAAACCCAAACTGAATCGAAAGAAATACGTTGATGAAGCGATAGAGGAGTGGAATGGAAAAGATAAGGATTGCTATGTATGGGACATTTATTTACATGAAGCAATCAGCCTGATGCTCGGAAAGGTGGATCGAAATCTGCGAGTGACACAAGAGGCGGTCGGTGTGGCGAAATGCCTGAAGCTGGCACTCAGATTAAGGGAATTTGGAGATAAGCTGGAAGCCGAAGGAAGAAAAGAATACACACTCGGCGAGAAGTTGGAGTTTATCAAGGACATTCTGGATGCGTAACAATTACATAGGGGGCATTTGCCCTCCTAATGCAGCCACCGTAAGGTGATGGTCACAAGCCCATAAAAATGCAGAGTGGGAGAGGAGAATGGCATGATAGCAAGGATTATACGGACAATCCTGCAGTATCCGGTTGGAGCTGAGGTCGGCTTTACGGATGAATTTATAACAGAATACCGGACTGTGACGGGATATCAGTACAGTCATGGAGCCTTCTATGTGCTCTTCTCTGAAAGAAGCATGGTACACATGAACCGGCTGGATGAGCTGGTTGTGTCAGTAAAAATCAAAAGGAGGGCACGAGATGCAAGCAAGCAAAAAAGTGACTAAGGGTGGTGGAGTGACCATCCCAAGAGGTATCCGTCAGGAGACCGGCATTCTTCCGGGAGTTCCGGTTGACATTACAACGAATGAAGACGGCATCCACATTCAGAAGCATGTTCCGGCTTGTTTCCATTGCGGAACGGTGGATGATGTGAAAATGGTCTGTGGTATTGAGATCTGCAGGGAATGTGCAGCCAAGATTGCGGAGGTATTCAGATGATGTCAGATGTAATGGAAATCAAAGCAAAGGCTGACCGGTTAGTGGAGCTGACCAGCCAGCAGAGTGTAATCAAGGCAGAGATTGACGAGATCAAAGCGTGGTTCGAGAAGCTGGCAACGGATGACCTGAGGGACACCAAGAAAAAGACCATTGACTATTGGGGCAGCAACAATTCCAAGGTTGTGGTCGGAAACAGCGAGACTGTAAAACCGGTCTCCATGACAATGGTTAAGAAGCTGCTGGGTGACGTGTTCGGGGATTTTGTGAAAGAGGATACCGCATACAAGATGACGGAGCCATGCAAGAGACTGTTTACCATGATGTTTATGGGCAATTACACCGAGGGAAGCTTGGACGAGACAATCAAGGCAATCACAGCTGATGAGAAGATCCAACGTACCCTGAAAAAGAAGCTGAAGGGCAAGTATGAAAAGGATACGGAGACATTGATGAAGCTGGTGGGGCTGCCGGAGCAGGAAGCCAGCGACTGGGCATATCTGACTGCGGAGATCATCAACTGGGAATGGATGCTGCAGATATTAAAGTCAGCAGAGTGGAAAGGAACACCGCAGGAGGCGGTTGAAATCATCCGGGCAGCCATTATCGTGGATGAGGGCATCAAGGTAACGGTGGAGGCTGAGAAAACGGAATAACCGGAAAGGAGAGGCAGATGAGAGCGATAGAGCAGTTTCAAATCAGAAAAATATATGCCATCGGCAATGCACTTGGCATTAAGGCATCCGGCAACGAGGATGAACTCCATGTGCTGGTGGGAGGTGTGACCGGAAAAGACTCTATAAAAAGTCTTACATACCAAGAGGCTTGTACAGTGATTGCACGTCTGGAGGAGCTGCAGGGTAAAACTGCCTCTCCAAAGCCGAGAAGCAAAATGCCGAAGGAACATCAGAGCAGACCGGGCGGAGTCACATCCGGTCAGCAGAAAAAAATCTGGTTCCTCATGTATGAGCTTAAGAAATACGATGAGGTGCCAAACGATGTGCAGCTGGGGGACAGACTTTGTGCGGTCATCAAAAAGGAATTTGGTGCGGATGCCATTGCCAAGAACCCGTTTGCATGGATAACCTTTGAGCAAGGGAATAACCTGATCGAGATTTTAAAGAGATATGTGGCAAGTGCCAGAAAGAGAGGCGAGGCATAATGGACTTGCTGGAAAAGGTGCAAATGGAAAATCTGGACGAGGAGCAGAAAATGCTTGCGGAACTGATTGGGCTGGAGGCTTTCAAGAGCCTCGTGAGGGCTTTTAATGGCACTTCCATCTACATTCCGAAAATTGAAAGTCTGGAAAAAGCGGTTCGTGACGAAATGATTAAAGAGGAGTTTGACGGAGGAAATTACAGAGAACTGGCTCTGAAATTTGGATTGACAGAAACGTGGATTCGCAATATAGTTTTAGACAAAGCAAAAGAGATAAAAGCCAGACCGATAGATGGTCAGATGAATCTTACGGACTTCTTAGAATGAATATATTTTCTTAAGTGCTTTATTTTAATATTTATGATTTAGGAGATACACTTGTGTTAGACACGCAGGTGTATCTTTTTTTGTGTGAGGTGAGAGGATGAGCGAATGGATTATAACTACAGCAATCACATTGGGAATTGGAGTGATTACATATTTTCTGAAACGCACCATGAGTCAGGTTGACAAGCATGGAGAGGAGATCAGAAGGATAGACAATGAGAGGGTTACTAAGACAGATCTGAAAGAAAGCACCGAGGAATTAAAAAAAGACATCCGGCAGATTCGGGAAGACTATACACCCAAGAACGTGCATGAAAAAGATTTTGACGAATGCCGGGCTGATATCAAACAGATCAAAGCAGAGTATCTGACGAAGGATGATTTTATACGGGAAATGAACAAGATGGACAGAAAGCTGGATCAGATGCTGGAACTTATGCTGAAGAAGTAGGAGGTCGAAAAGATGAGCAGAGAAACAGAAAAAAGGCAGCTTCGGGCTGGCAACTTTACAATGAACAATGGCAGGGTGCTGTCGACAATAAACCTGCTCCGGGAAAAATACAATGCACTCCGGAGTGTGGAGAAGGCAGTCAGCTACGAAGGCATTGAAAAGCAGGAATTTGTAGACAGCGTTAATTTCCTTGCAGAAGAGGGTTATATCTACTTGAGGGATATTAAAACACGTGAAGATGCATCCCTTGCGGACTGTGATTATCAGACACTGGAAGCCAAAGTCACAGGAAAAGGCATCCGGCTCCTGGGCGGTGGGATTACTGATAACATGGTTGATCTTGGCGATTAACGATGGAACAGAAAGAGAGAAGACGCAGCACCGGCAAGGTGGACAGATTACCGCCAGAACTGAAGGACACTGTGGAGCAGATGCTCCTGACCGGCTGCACATATAAAGAAATTGTTGCATTCCTGAAAGAGAATGGCGAAGAAATGTCACAGATGGCGATCTGTACTTATGCAAAGAAGTATCTTGCCACTGTGGAGATGATAACGGTGGCACAGAGCAATTTCTCCATGCTGATGGATGAAATGAACCGGTATCCGGATCTGGACACTTCGGAGGCACTCATCCGTCTGGCGAGCCATCATGTCATGAATGCCCTTACCAACGTGGATGAGGAGCAGATGAAGGAAGTACCGATTGAGAAGCTGATCAAGGAGACCAATGGTCTCATCCGGGCAGCTGCTTATAAGAAGCGGATTGAAGTACAGAATCGTGATAATTACGAAGCCGGACTGGAGGCAGTCAAGAGCCTTGTATTTGAGGCTATGGCGAAGGAAAATCCGGAACTCTACCGTCAGGTGAGTGCATACCTGAACAAGAAGAAAAACGAAGGACTGGAGGGATAAAAGGTGATGTGGTATGTAATTCAAGTTATGACCGGCAAGGAAGATGATATTGCCGGGAAATTGAAAGAGCAGGGCATCCGGGCTCTTGTCCCGAAGGAAAATCGTCTGATACGCTCCGGAGGTTCATGGTCACAGAGAGAATACATCCTGTTTGCCGGATATGTATTCCTGAACATGAATTACAATGCGGATAACTATTACAAGGTTAAGGGAATTCCGGGAGTGATCCAGTTTCTTGGAGATAACAGGAATCCGTCAAGACTTTCCTATCTGGAGGCAGAGTGGATCATGCTGCTGACTGGGGAGAATAACCAGCCGATTGAACCTACAGTTGTCAGGGCTCTGGGCGATGGAAATTATGAGGTTGTGAAAGGTGTTCTTGAAAAATTTGAAAACCGCATCATCAAGTATGATAAGCGGAGCAGGAAAGCAACCTTTGAGATTACGATCTGTAATGAGAAAAAGGAAGTCCAGCTGAGCATCCGGCTGGAGGAAGATGAGGAACTAAGCCTTGCCGGGTCTGGCAGGGATGGGGCAGAAGGTGCAGCACAAGCGGTTTTAAAAGAAGCCACCTGATGGCATACGGTTGATTCGTCCCGATGCCGGAAGCTGGCGGACATAGAGAAAGGGAACTGAGCAGAAAAAGTACACTGGTTGGGTGGCGAAGCCTACCCATCGGGCTTGTTCTGGCAGTTCTCTTTTTTGAATGGTGTAAAAACACCGTTTAAAAACACGCTAAACCCATTTAAAATCGTTTGAATGATGAAAGTGGGGGAAATTATCGCTGAAACACAAAAATGCAAATATGGGGCAAATATGAGCCTTAAAATTTTACGGAAAGGCAGGTGGTGGGTGTGCGAGCAGGAAAAAAAGAAAGCATCGGTGTTCTGATCGGAGCGATGGCAGAGGCTGAGAGCAAGAGCTTCTATGATGATACCGAGGCTGTTACAAGCGATTTAAAAAGCCTTTTAAACATCTTTTTAAAAAAGGACAGTTCTTCGGAACGTGTGCAGATTTTGAAAGATTATGAATCCGGAGCACCGCTTACCGGAAAAGGAGGCATCCGCCAGAGGCTGGGAGCCATTGATATGGAATTTTTCGGCAGGGCATACTTTCCACATTATTTTTCCAGACCATCCCCTGAATTTCACCGGGAACTGGATAATATATGGCAGCAAGGAGTTTTGAAAGGGGAATATCCGACTACACCGGCAAAGGTAAAGAAGATCAGCCGGATGAATGGAACCAAACGAGTGGTCGCAGCTCCACGTGGACACGCAAAGTCCACGAGCCTTACTTTTAAAGGCAGCATTCATGCCATAGTTTATGAATACAAGCATTATCCGATTATCATATCCGACAGCTCAGAGCAGGCTGAGGGATTTCTCGATAACATCAGGGTAGAGTTTGAGGAGAACGAAGCTCTGAAGGAGGACTTCGGGATCCTGGTCGGAAAAGTCTGGAGAAGCAACGTACTGATCACAAGCACCAACATCAAAGTTGAGGCAATCGGATCGGGAAAGAAGATCCGAGGCAGAAAACACAGAAACTGGAGACCAGACCTTCTGGTTCTGGATGATATTGAAAATGACGAGAACGTCCGGACACCGGAGCAGCGAAAGAAACTTGAAAGCTGGTTTTTAAAAGCTGTTTCAAAAGCCGGTGATGATTACACGGACATTATCTATATTGGAACATTATTGCATTATGACAGCCTTCTGGCGAAAACCCTGAACAATCCGGGATATAAAGCCATTAAATACAAGGCGGTCATTTCTTTTTCCAACGAAGAGGATCTATGGAAGGAATGGGAGGAGATTTACACAGACCTTTCAAACGAGAACCACGAAGCCGATGCGAGAGAGTTTTTTGAAAGGCACCGGGAGAAGATGTTGGAAGGCACGGAGGTTCTGTGGGAGGAGAAACTGTCTTATTATGATCTGATGGTTATGAGGTTGACAGAAGGCGAGGCATCCTTCAACTCCGAGGAACAGAACGAGCCTATCAATCCGGAAGACTGTATTTTCAATTCTGAATGGTTTGAATTCTATAATGAAGCAGAAATCGACTTCAAGAACCGGGACTTCCTTTTCTTTGGCTTTGTCGATCCGTCACTTGGAAAGACCAAGCACAGCGACTTTTCCGCCATCATCACGCTGGCGAAGCACAAAGTATCCGGGTATATGTATGTCATGGATGCGGATATCGAACGCAGACATCCGGATAAAATTATCGGTGACATTCTGGAGAAGGAGAAGATGCTCCGCAGGGATTATGGCAGGGGCTATAAGAAGTTCGGAGCTGAGACGGTGCAGTTCCAGTGGTTCCTGAAGGAAGAATTGGCAAAGGCATCTGCAAAAGCTGGGTTATACCTTCCGATCGAGGAGGTACCGCAGACCAGCGATAAGACAATGCGTATACAGACGATGCAGCCGGATGTAAAGAACCATTACATCAAGTTCAATAAAAGGCACAAGAGACTGCTGGAGCAGATGGAACACTTCCCGATGGGAGCGCACGATGATGGTGTGGATGCTCTGGAAGGATGCAGAACGATTGCCAAGAAGATGAAACGGTTCCGGGTGCTGGATAAAGGGAAATTAGGATTATAGGAGGTAACGGTCATGCCGGTTATTTATATGGACAGGGCTTCCATTGAAAGCCTGACAGAAAAAGATATCCGTGAGATCATCGATGAGAACAGCACGGATGTAAAATACGGAATGCTGCATGATTACTATGTTGGCAATCATAGAATCCTTGGAGAAAACAAGAAGGACAGCACAGCTCCGAACAACCGTCTGGTCAATAATATGGCAAAATACATCACGGATACCGCCACCGGTTACTTCGTGGGTGAGCCGATTGTCTATGACTCCCAGAATGATGAATACCTGCAGACAGTGCAGGATATTTTTGATTACAACGATGAGCAGGATCACAACATGGAGCTGGCGAAGCAGTGCAGCATTTGCGGAAGCTGCTTTGAAATGCTCTATTTGGATGAGGATGCCAAGATAAGGCTTGCGAGGGTTCCGGCTGCTAACGGAATTATGATTTGCGAGACGGACAGTGGATTTTCCACTCCGATGGCATTTATACGAACCATTATTTCAAAGGATAAGGATGACAACGTAATCAGGAAGGTGGAGTTCTGGAATTCCAGTCTTGTGATGCGATTCCAGTCATTGAATAATGGATACCTGAACATGATAGCAGTTGAGGAACATTACTGGCAGGACGTTCCGTTTGTGGAATACATCAACAACGAGGAAAGGCTTGGAGATTTTGAGGGTGTCATTACGGAGATTGATGCCTATAACAAGGTGCAGAGTAACACTGCAAACTATTTCCAGTATAATGATGATGCCATTTTAAAGGTTTTAAAACTTGGAGATGTCAGCAGTCAGGACATTGCTGACATGAAGGAAAAAGGAGCTATCATTCTGGAGGATGGAGGAGATGTGGACTGGCTCCTGAAGACGATTGATGATACTGCACTGGAAAATTATAAGAACCGGCTCCGTGAGGATATTCACACTGGAGCCAATGTGCCACATATGTGTGATGAGTCTTTTGGAGGAAACCTATCCGGAGTGGCTATATCCTATAAATTATGGGGACTGGAGCAGATATGTTCGATTAAGGAACGGAAGTTCAAGAAAGGACTGCAGCGCAGGATTGAGCTGATCACAAATATCTTGAACATCATGGGGCACAATTATGATTACAGAGACATTGTTCCAAAATTCCGCAGGAACCGTCCTCAGAATGATATGGAAACAGCACAGATTGTCACGATGCTGGCAAATGACCTTTCAAGGGAGACCAGACTGCAGCTGATGCCAGGTGTTGAAAATGTTCAGGATGAGCTGAGAAAACTGGAGGAAGAAAAGAACAAGGAGCAGGAAGACTTCGGAGTATATAAGAATTTTACCAAGGCTTTTCAGGGTGCAGCTGACAGAACGGAGGCGGTAACGGATGAGCCAGAAGGAACGTAACGAGTGGATTGAGCGAGCCAAGCAGAGGGTTCTCAATAATGCAGAGATTACAGACCAATCCGTAAAAGAGATAATGTTTCTCTTTGATGAAGCAGCATGGACGCTTGAAACGGAAATCAATTCTATGTTTCAAAAATATGCCACGGAGAATGGTCTGACGAATGCAGAGGCTTCCAAGCTGCTGACCGGAAGTGAATATTCCCGATGGAAAAAGGGGATTGAAGAATACCTGAAGGAAGCTGGAGGGGATTCCAAGACACTTCTGGAACTGAACACGCTGGCAATGAAGTCGCGGATCAGCAGGAAGGAGCAGATGCTTGCTACCGTTTACCAGACAATGATAACACTGTCGAGGGATACGGAAACGAAGATAACAGATCTGCTGGGTGATATGTTCAAGACCAATTATTACCGGGGCTGTTATGATGTGCAGAGCATCCTTGGTGTTGGATTCAATGTTTCCAAGGTAGATGTGAAGATGCTCCAAAGGATACTGAAGCATCCGTGGTCTGGAAAGAATTACTCGCAAGCACTGTGGGAAAATACTGATAAACTTGCCACTCTCGCCAAGAGAGAGCTGACGATGGGATTTATGAATGGCTCCAGCGTACAGAAGATGGCAAAGGAAATCAATGATGTCATGGGCAAGGGACGCTATGCTGCAGAAAGGCTTGTCCGGACGGAGAGCAGCTATTTCTCTAATCAGGGAGAACTTGCTTCTTATAGGGAAATGGGAATTCAGGAGTATACTTTTCTTGGAGGTGGTTGCGAAATATGTATGGAATTAAATGGACAATCTTTTCCGCTGGATGAGGCAGAGCCGGGGCTTAATCTACCACCGATTCATCCGAATTGTAAATGCACAATCAAGGCAAAAGCAAAGATTGATTTATTTAAAGACCGGGAAGGAGTGAATCCACTGGAGAGCAATCCGAAGTTTGAGGAGTGGAAGAAGAAATATGTTGACACTCCAGCTCCGGAACCTATAATAAAACTATCAGAGAATGAACAGCACGCAATAAATAGCTATATAAGCAGCGAGGCATACACGTGGAATGACAAGCTGAGAAGGGGCGTCAAACTGACGAAGGAAGAAAAGAAACAGATTAGCAATCTGGATTCAGCTCTTCAGAAGATGCCGACCTATCAGGGAGTGTTATATCGCTCTGTTTCTGATTTTGGAATACCAGATGTGCAGGAGTTTATTGTGGGGCATAAGCCCGGTATGGAAATTAGTTTTCCTGAATTTCTTTCAAGTTCCACTGAGGTATATGATGACAGTTTCCCGATTCAGTATGTTATTACATCAAAGACCGGGCGAGATATACGGAAATTTAACTCTCAGGAAAAAGAGATTTTGTTTGAAAGAGATTCGATGTTCTACATATCCAAGGTGGTTAATAACGTGATTTACATGGAGGAAATATAATGAGCAATCCATATTCAGATAAACGGTGGAGTGATGCACCGAAACCAGTTAATAGCGAGTGTAATTCGTGTAAATATCATTACGGATTCGGAAAATGCGAGAAACATCCGGAGGGAATACCAAAGGAGAAGCTAAAACAGTCTTTTCCGGGTACGGGAAATTATAATAAAAAATATTGCGAACACAAGAGCAAATAAGCACCCAGCCGGGTGCTTATTTAATTGCAAAAAATATGGACTCAAGCATCGTTTAAAAGCATTTTAAATGGTGCTTTTGTTATACAAAATTTAGACCAGGAGGTAAAAAAGATGGATGGAACAACCACCATGCAGGGTACTGAGCAGGAAGTTCAGAACACTGCAACAGAAACGCAGGGACAGCAGACAGCGGAAAGTACACCGGAGAAAGTAAGTACCCTCCAGAAGTTTATTGATGGACTTTTTGGCGGTGGAAAGAAAGCTGAAGGGGCTGAACCTGAAAAAAAGGATGGAGATCCTGCTGCGGAAAAAGCTGAAGAGGAGAAATCCTTCACTCAGGCAGATGTAGATGCTGCCATCGAAGCTGCGAAACAGCAGTGGTTAGATGAAGCTGCGGAGGCAGAGCGTGTCAAAAAACTCACTCCGGAGGAAAAGGCAAAAGAGGAGCAGGAGAAAAAAGACTCCGAGATTGCCAGTTTGAGAAGCCAGCTCTTGCAGAAAGAGCTGAGAGAGAGTGCGACTAAATCTCTGGAAACGGATGGATTCCCGGTTGGTCTTGCAGATGTGCTTGACTATTCCAGCAAGGAGCGCATGGAAGAAACCCTGAAGAATACCACAAAGGTTTTTAAGGACAGTCTGGCAGTGGCAATCCAGTCCCGGCTGAAGGGTAAGACACCGGAAGGACTCGGCGGAGCAGCTTCTGCTGAAAATCTGTTAAGAGACCAGATCGCAAGAAATGTCAGAGGATTATAAGGAGGAGAAAGTAAATGAATACCATTGAAACCGCAACAATTATTCAGAGCGAGTTAGACAAGGCTGCAGTGGAGCAGGCTACTTCCGGTTGGATGGAAGTAAATGAGAAGTTGGTTAAGTACACCGGTGGTGCGGAGGTCAAGATTCCGAGTCTCGATATGGACGGAATGGCTGATTATGATCGCACCAATGGATTTGTGCAGGGCAGCGTGAATTTCCAGTATGAAACCAAGAAGATGACTCAGGACAGAGGACGCTCTTTCAGTTTTGATGAGAACGATGTGGATGAGACAAATTTTGTATTGACTGCATCCACTGTTATGGGCGAGTTCCAGAGAACCAAGGTTGTTCCTGAGATTGATGCATATCGTTACAGTACCATCGCTGCAGCGTGTATCAAGAAGGGCAAGGCATCCGGAGGCTATACCGCTGATGAAGCAACCATTCTCCAGAAACTTTACTATGATATTGCAGCTGTTCAGGCGATCGTTGGACAGAACACACCGCTGGTTATCACCATTGATTCCATGGTAGCAGCAATCTTAAGCATGTCCGAAAAACTCTCAAAGAAGCTGGATATAACCGATTTCAAGCAGGGAGATGTAACTCTTAAGGTTCGCAGTTTGGATGGTATCCATCCTTTAATCCCGGTAAGCTCCGACAGAATGAAGACTGAGTACCTTTTCAAGGATGGCGTGACTTCCGGTCAGGAAGCTGGTGGATTTGCTCCTACTGAAAACAGCAAGAGCATCAACTGGATCATCACTCCGAGAAAGGCACCTATTGCAGTGTCCAAGACGGATAAAATGAGAATTTTTGATCCGGAAACCAACCAGAAGGCAAGAGCATGGGCGATGGATTATCGTAAGTTCCACGATATCTGGATTCCTGCTCGTAAGGTGGAACAGTGCTTTGTTAATGTGAAAGAAGAATTAGCCCAGGGGGGAAAGGAGTAGACCATGAGCGAGATCGAATTAAAGAGAGCGAATGTAGTGAAGCGTGTTGATTCCGAGGACAAAGCCAAGGCTCTGGAAGCCAAGGGGTTTGTCAGAACAGATGGAACAGTTACGAATAAAACAGAAAGTAATGCCGCATCTGAAGCTGTAATCAATGAATTGAAAGAGCAGCTTTTAAAAGCAGGAAAAGTCATTGAAGCGTCGGATGCTAGAAGGGGAGAACTGGAAAAGGAGCTGACTTCGACGAAAGAAAAGCTGGAGGAGGCTTCTAAATATGCAGAAGAAGCTGATAAAAAGATAGCTACTCTGGAAGCTGAACTTTCTGGCACGAAGGAACAGTTGGAGGCTGCTTTGAAGAAAAATAAGGCTGCAGAGAAAAAATAAGGAGGAACTGCCATGACAAAGGAGCAGGAGGACTGGTTAGTAGCGGAAGTGATGGACAGCATGAAGATGTCAGAAACGGAAGAACGGTCAGCCAGAAAGTATGTCAAAAGGGCAGTGGATAAGATCCTGATTTATTGCAACCGTGAAGATCTGCCGGAGCAGCTTCTCAGCACTGCAGCACAGATTGCCGAAGATATGTTGAAGGCTGATCTGGTAAAGACCGGCGAGAAGGAAGTGGCGAGTATCAATCGTGGTGATACCGCCATTTCTTATCGTGACGGAAGTGGTAATCAGAAAGCCACTGTTGATTTTATGAAGGACTATGAAAAATCCCTTAACCGTTTTAAAAAAATAAATCTGCCGAAGGATTTAGCAAAATGACAGAAGCTGATATCCTTGCAACAACATACGAAGATACCGTGACCGTTTACAGAGCTTTCAAAGATACCCTTCCGGGTGGAGAAAGCGTTTTTAAAAGCGGTCTGGATGGAAAAGTTGTGTATGAAGATGTGGAATGCGCATTGTCTACACATACAGGTGGAAAGCTGCAGCAATCGAAATCTACTGCGAAGACGGAAACAACTTTTTGTCTGTTTACCCGTCCGGAAGTTGATATCCAGACCAATGATTTCCTTGTGATCACGCACTTTGGAAAGAAAATTGAAGCGGTTGCAGGTTTTCCTGAGTGCATGAAGTCCCATAATAATATCCCGGTCAAGTTGGACAAGGAAACTGTTTAATACTGAGTATAAGATGGAGGGGCTGGAAGAATGGGAGAAACGACTCTCACAAGCCATAGAGAGCCAGTACCCGGCTGAGTTCCGGGAGATGGTTATTGATTTGGCGGTTCAGCTTCAGGGAAAGGTCAAGGATAACACTCCAGTCAAGACTGGACACTTGCGGAATGAGTGGCACGTTGGGAGTATAGAAAAGCGAGGCAATGAATATTACATCGAGGTCTATAACAACGTGGAGTATGCCGAGCCGGTGGAATATGGACACCGGGCAAGAGGTGGAAAGGGCTTTGTAAAAGGAGCCCACATGATGGAGCTTTCCCTTCAGGAAGTGCAGAAACACCTTCCCGGTTATCTCCGGGAGTGGATGAATGACTTCCTGAATACTCATGAACTTTAGGAGGTGGACTATGGAACATCCGATTATCCAGATAAAAAATGCAATCACAGCATTGCTGAAAGGGATTGATCCGGATACCGATGTCTTTTACGAGGAAATAAAAGGCACGGAAGAAAAGCATGGGCTTGATGAACCAGAAACCTATTACTTCGTAGATATCATTCCGAATGGGAACGAGACGGTCGACAGATTTTTTACGGATATGGGAGTGTTGGTTGATATTGCTTACCACGAGAAAAGCGAGAGCAATACCGCCTATTTGATTAAAGGGGCAGAGATTGATGCGGTTGTCCGCCCGGTGTTCAGTTTTGGAGACAGGAACATAACCATCAATGATGCCAATATGAAAGTATCAGACCATGTGCTGCATTACAGTTTTACCATAAACTTCCGTCAGGCACGGGAGCAGACGAATGAGTTTGAACCGATGGGAGAGCTGGAAGTGGCTATTAGAAAAGGAGTGTGATTTAAATGAGTTTAGGATTACCGAGTTTTAGCATGATTTTCAGTGGAAAAGCAGTGTCTGCCATTGAAAGAAGTGCAAGGGGTATCGTTGCCATGATTCTCACGGACGGTACCGAAGGTGGAAAAGACTTGAATATTTACAAGAAGGTGGATGAGGTTGATTTTCAGAACTGGACAGAGCAGAACTACAACTATTTGAAGCTGGTGTTCGCTGGAGCTCCGTCTACTGTCATTACAATCCGCAGAGCAGAAAATGCAGAAGGGTACAATGCTGAACTTAAGAAGCTGAAAGATCTGAAATGGAACTACCTTACCATTCCCGGTCTTGGTTCTACTGATACAACAACAATCTCAGCGTGGATCAAGCAGTACCGTGATGATGAGAGAAAGACCTTCAAGGCGGTTCTGGCACACTGTAAGGGAGATCATGAAGGAATCATCAATCTCACAACAGAGAATATCTCCACGACCATTACCGGCGCAAAGCATACTGCAGCTGAGTATTGTGCGAGAATTGCCGGGGTACTTGCAGGGCTTTCCCTTGCAAGAAGCAGCACATATTATGTATTGGACGATATTTCTGAAGCAGAAACTCCGGACGATCCGGATGATCGTATCAATGCTGGTGAGCTGGTCATTGTCTTTGATGGAAGGAAGTACAAGATTGGGCGAGGCGTGAACAGCCTTGTCAGTTTCACGACAGAAAAGACAGAGGATGTCCGTTTTATCAAGATTGTAGAAGGAATGGACTTATACATGGATGACATCAGGGAAACCTATGAGGAAAGCTATGTCGGCAAGATCATCAATGACTACGATGGAAAGCAGATGTTCGTGGCTGCCATTGGTGCTTACCACAAAGGGCTACTCGGCAATGTGCTGGATAAATCCTATGATAATGTGGTGGCGATTGATATCGATGCACAGCGTACTTATCTGGAGAGCAGAGGAATGGATACTTCCGAGATGGATGATATTGCAGTTGCTAAAGCTAACACCGGAACAAAGGTATTTATCGCTAGCAATGTAAAGTTTGTAAACGCAATGGAAGATCTGAAAATGAATGTCAATATGTAGGAGGTAAACGGATATGGAAGTTATCAGAGGTAATAAGACTCTCTCCGGAACATGGGGAGAACTCTGGATCAACGGAGAGAAGATTTTTGAATTCTCCAAAATTGAAATGAAAGTAACTGCTAACCGTGAGGATGTGCAGCTGGGAATTGATGTGGACAGCAAGATTACCGGTCTGAAGGGCGAAGGTTCTTATACCGTGAAAAAGGTATATACCAGAGCAAAGGAAATCTTGGAGAACTGGAAAAAGGGCATGGATGTCCGTGCAGAGGTTATTGCGAAGCTGGCGGATCCTGATGCTGTTGGAGGTCAGATCGAACGCTGGGCTTGTGATAATGTATGGCACAATGAGATTCCGGTTGTAAACTGGGAGAAGGGTGGAATTATCGAGGAAGAAGTTTCTATCGGATTCACACCTTCTGATCTGCAGAATTTGGATGCTGTTGCGTAGGAGGTTGCTATGGAAAAAAAGAAAGAAGATATTTTCAAAGCCTTTACAGCGAAGGCTGTTCAGAGATTAAAGGATAAAAAGGTTACAAAGTACGAGACTTTATATGTTCCGAGCATTGACCAGAACATCAAGATCCGGAACCTGAACTATCCGGAAATTGTGGAATGCACGGAGATTGACGATAAGCAAGATCCGAACGCATCTGATAAGTATTGTATTTATCTGGCAGTTGTTGAGCCTGATTTAAGGGCGGTCGCAATGGAATTAAAGGATCAGGGCGAGATCAAGACCTATCCGGAAGTGGTTGATATTTTCGAGATGAATGAGATTACATCCATTGCTACGGAAATTATGAAATTGTCCGGTGTGATCGGAAGTAAAAAAGTGACGGTTGTTGAAGAACAAAAAAACTCATAGACCAAGACGGTGAGTGTTATTTCCTGCATTATTATATTCAAAAAGGCTTCAAGCTGGAGTATCTGCTCCAGCTTGGGGTGGAAGAAAAATGTTTCTATTATGCATCGATGTTAAAGAGCATTGAAGAACGTGAGCAGCTGTTTTCGGGAGGTGGAGGTGGCTAAATGAGTGTTATAGGAAGTATTTCCATCCGGGATAATGCCAGCTCTGTGCTAAAGAGCATCCGACAAGAACAGACCGCCCTCCGGAAAGATGCAGCTGAAACGAGGAAAGAGCTGCAGCGTGCTTGGGATAAAACTTACACTGCTAAGATCAATACCGAATCGGCAACAAGAAAGACGGATGGGCTAACCGGAAAGGTAAAGCAGTTAGGAAAAACAGTAATATCCCCAGTCATTAAGGCGAAGGATGCAGCCAGTGCGACAATAACAAAAGTCAGCAATGGAATTAAGACGGTTGGAAAAAAGGTGGCAACTCCGGTCATTAAGATAAAGGATTCTGCCACATCAAAAGTAAAATCAATAAAAAATGCATTAACGGGGGTGGCGAAAAAAGTAACCACACCCGTTATTAAATTGAAAGATGCAATCACTTCTAAAGTCACAAAGATAACTGGGAAGCTGAAAGCATTAGGTGGGAAGATTTTTTCCCCGATAGTAAGGCTGAAGGATGCCACAGCAAGTGGAATATCTGCTATCAGTGGCAAACTCAAGACCTTGGCAGCAACCGTGGCTATTCCAGTAACGATTGTAGCAACAGCGGTGGTGGGCGGTGCTGTAATGGAGGGAGCTGCACTGGAGCAGAGCATTGGTGGCGTGGAAACATTGTTCAAGGAGAATGCTAGTGTTGTTAAAGCCAATGCGGATGCAGCGTTTAAGACAGCCGGTCTATCTGCCAATGAGTATATGTCACAGGTCACAAGTTTTTCTGCATCACTTTTGAGCAGCTTGGGTGGTGATACCGCTAAGGCTGCAGAAGTTGCTGATATGGCTATGATTGACATGGCAGACAACGCAAACAAATTTGGCACCGACATGGAGTCTATTCAGAATGCGTATCAGGGATTTGCTAAGCAGAATTACACGATGCTGGATAATCTTAAGTTGGGATATGGCGGTACGCAGGAAGAAATGCAGAGACTGCTTCAGGATGCCAGCAAGATATCAGGTGTTAAGTATGATATCAGCAACTTGTCTGATGTTTACAGTGCTATTCATGTGATTCAGAATGAACTCGGAGTAACCGGAACAACCGCAAAAGAAGCCGGACAGACCTTTAGTGGTTCGTTCTCAGCGATGAAGGCAGCAGCAAAGAACGTTCTTGGAAATATGGCGATTGGCGGAGATATAACCGGATCAATGGAACAGTTGGTGGATAGTGCGTCGACATTCTTATTCGATAATGCGGTTCCGATGATTGGACGTGTATTCTCATCACTGCCAAGCGTGGTTAAAACTGGGGTTAAAAAAGCGGTACCGAAAATCAAGACGCTTGGAAGAGATATAGTGGTCGGATTGAAGGACGGGCTTAAGGAAATGTTCCCTTCAATGGCTCCTGTAATTGAAAACGGATTCAATGCTGCCATTACAGTTGTACCGGAATTTATTTCAGGAATTAAGAGTGTGGTTTCCACGCTTGGGTCTCTGGCTGCCGGGTTTGCACCGCTGATTCCGCAGCTTGTCTCATTTGGTAGCGGTATGACTACTACCATCCAGCAGGTAGTCAGTGCGTGCGTACCGGCTCTAACAAGCATTATTTCCACTGTACAGATGATGCTACCGGTAATTCTCCCAGTAATCCAAACGGTGGTTTCCACGATAGGAAACATCATCGGTCAGGCAGCTCCAGTCATTGCCGGTCTAGTACAAGGTATTGGAACTGTGGTTTCTGCACTGGCTCCGGTATTCAGTACGATTTTCTCTGAAATCGGAGAAAAAGTTGGAAGTGTCATTTCATTTGTCGGTGAGAGGATGGGTTTTATTCAGGAAGTCATCGGAACGGTGGCTCCATTGATTGGGGACATCATCAGCACAGCTTGGGGAGTAATTTCTCCAGTAATTGACATTGTAATAAGCGTATTTGAGATTTTATTTGGCGTGGTTCAAAAGGTATTCCCTGGCATCCAGTCAATTATCGAAACTGTGTGGGGAATCGTAAAGCCACTGGTGGAAGGAATCGGCAGCGTTATCGGAAAGATTGCAGGATGGTTTCTGCTTT